AAATATGAACCACGGAAACCACCCGGTGCTTAACTGGAACTTTAACAATCTGGATGTGAAGCAGGATGAAAACGATAATGTCAGGCCAGTCAAGGGCCGGGACAGAAATAAAAGAATAGACGGGATTGTGGCGCTGATAAACGCCATGAATAGGGCTTTAGAGCATTGCAACGATTCAAGCGTTTACGAAACAAGAGGAATGAGGCAGTTATAGAAAGGAGGTCTGACTGTGAATTTTATAGGAAAAGCAAGATTACTTTTTTCTGCAAGCTTTGGCGAATGGTATAGAGCTTTTATCAGAGGGGAAGATTCAGGCCAGAACACGCCTTTTATGATTGACCGCGAAATAGCCTTAAAATATTCTGGTATATTTGCCTGTACCCGGGTGCTTTCTGAAACTCTTGCCAGTATGCCGTGCGCCACATACCGCAAACAAGATGACATGAGTAAAAAAGAGGCCAACGATATAGGCCTTTACGATATTTTGCATTTTGAACCCAATTACGAAATGACGCCCTTTAATTTTAAGGAATCACTTATGATGAACCTCTGTTTGGGCGGCAACGGATACGCTCAGAAGGTTTTCAGCAGCAGTAAAGTACCTGAACTTCTGGCATTATACCCGCTTGATTATGAAAATGTCAAATCGGAACGCGACAAAAGCACAAAAAAAATGATTTACAAAGTAAGCTATGAAGAAAACGGCACTTTAAAAGACAAAAACATGACCCGAGATTATATATTTCACATCCCTGGTGTCAGCATGAACGGTATCACGGGAATTATTCCAATAGACTATGCCTCAAAAGCAATCGAATTAGGCTTGACCTATGAGACTTTCGGCGTCAACTTCTACAAAAATGGCGCCAATACCAGCATGGCACTTATACATCCAAAGTCGTTAAAAGATATTCCATACGAAAGGTTAAAAAAAGAAGTTAACGAAAAAAGAACCGGCCTTACGAATGTCAATAAGCCCTGGCTTCTTGAAGAAGGCATGCAAATAAAAGAGCTTACCATAAAGCCCGTGGATGCAGAGCTGCTTATGTCAAAGTATTTTTCACTTGAAGAGATCTGCCGCTTTTACCGCGTTCCTCTCCATCTTGTTCAGCACCTGCTTCGAGCCACTAATAATAATATTGAGCATCAATCTTTGGAATTTATCATATACACAATGCTTCCCTGGGCTAAAAGAATAGAGGAAAACATTAACCTTCAACTGCTTACCCGTGAACAGCGAAAAGCAGGATATTTCGCAGAATTTAAGATGGATGTTTTTTTAAGAGGCGATATGGCGGCTAGGGCTACGGCATACGCGCAAGGTCGTCAGTGGGGCTGGTTGTCTGTTAACGATATTCGGCGCCTTGAAAATATGAACCCGATAGATAATGGAAATATTTACCTGCAACCATTGAACATGGGAGAAGCTGGAAAAATCCTTCAGGAAGACCAGCAAAAAGCCATGACGGAAGCCATATATAAAATGCTTGAAAAAGGAGATGAACAAAATGCCAAAAGCAAAGAAGTTTTGGAAGTTTCAGGCCAAATCAGATAAATCCGGCGAGCTTATGCTTTACGGAGAAATATCAAGCGTCACCTGGTGGGGCGACGAGGTTACCCCAAAGGAATTCAAAAAAGACCTGGACGCTCTTGGAGATATAGACATCCTGAATATCTATGTCAATAGTCCGGGCGGTGATGTGTTCGCGGCTCAAACCATAGTCTCAATGCTGAAAAGGCATAAAGCCGAAAAAAATGTTTATATTGACGGCTTAATGGCAAGTGCAGCCACTTTTCTTGTCGATGTAGGTAAAGTTTTCATGCCTTCTAATGCCATGATGATGTATCACAATCCGTCATCCATTGTTTGGGGCAATGCCAGCGATATGCGTAAAATGGCCGACGATCTGGACAAGGTCCGGGAGTCCATGCTTGCCATATATCGCGACAAAACAAGTATGACTGATGAAGAAATCATTGCAATACTTGACGCCGAGACATGGATGACCGCCGAAGAGGCTGTGGAATACGGATTTGCCGACGAGTTGGAAGAGGAAAAAAAGGTCGCTGCCTCTATCAGTAATACGATTCTGATATTTAACGGCATCGAGACCGACATGTCAAAATTTCTGCATCCGGAATCAATTATCAAAAAGTTTATCGCCTTTTCCGAACCTGCAAAACCGGAAGCGGATCCTGAACCACCTAAAAATTCTGATCCGGTACCCGAACCCGATCCTGTAATTCCTGAACCTGAGGTATCCCGGCAAGTGCCGGTTGACCTATATCAAAAATTAATCAAAAACCACGAAAGGGGTGCAAGATTATGACACTGGCAGAGCAATTAAAAGCCAAAATATCTGCTCAGTCGGCACTTGTCAAAGCTGCTATAGACGCAGGTAGGGCAATGTCACCCGAAGAGCAGACGCAATTTGACGCTCTGGAAGCAGAGATAAAGAACCTTGAGGCGACAATCGAGGCACAGAAAAAAATTGAAGAGAGGGCAAAAGACGCGGTAACTCCGTCAAGCGAACCGATATATGCGGAGCCCAAAGCCCATAAGCCGCTATGGAGTCATTTCGGCGAATTCATGTTTGCGGTTAAGCAGGCCGCAACACCCGGTATTGCAATCGACAATAGATTGCTTGTCCAGAACGCAGCAAGCGGAGCGAACGAAGGCGTCCAAAGCGACGGCGGGTTCTTAGTCGAAAAAGAAACCACAAACGAATTGCTTAAAGACACCTACGAAACGTCAGTCCTCGCGCCGATGTGCAAAAAATACCCTATCTCCGCAACCAAAAATGGACTGAAAATCAACATGATCGACGAATCAAGCAGGGCGGATGGCTCCAGACAGGGCGGAGTTCTGGCATACTGGGAAGGTGAAGCGGATTTATTGACTGCTTCCAAACCCAAATTCGGACAGCTTGAGCTCAATCTGAAAAAGTTGACCGGCCTTTACTATGCAACCGACGAGCTGCTTGACGACACCGTTGCTTTGCAGGCTGCAGTAACTGACTTTTTCTCAGACGAATTCTCTTTTAAGCTTGACGATGCAATTCTGAGAGGTACCGGAGCCGGAATGCCCCTTGGCATATTCAACAGCCCGGCATTGATTACTGTTTCCAAAACCGCCAGCCAGACCGCCGACACAATATCTTTTAACAATGTAAATGACATGTGGGCAAGATGCCGCGCCCGTAATAGGATCCGTGCCGCATGGTTTATCAACCAGGAAATTGAAACTCAGCTGCCTAAAATGACGATCGCAACCGGTACCTACTCCGGCGTAACTGTCTATATGCCTCCTACGGGCATAGCAGGCCAGATGTACGGTACATTGTTTGGCAGACCGGTAATCCCAATAGAGCAGGCATCCGCAATTGGTGACGTCGGCGATATCATGTTGGCAGACATGAGCGAATACTTACTTATTGACAAGGGCGGCATTCAGGGTGCTTCTTCTATTCACGTACGTTTCTTGTATGATGAGTCTGTCTTCAGATTTATCTACCGCGTTGACGGCAAGCCAAAGAGGAACAAACCTCTGACGCCTTACAAAGGCGCTAATACTCTTTCCCCGTTCATAGTTCTCGAAGCTAGATAATAAAAAATAAGACGAAAGGAGATATAAAAATTATGTTAAGCGAAGAATTGAAAATAAATGCGGCCATATATCCCCGGTCCGTGAGCTCATCCGGTACTACAAGCATATACTTTGACCTGTCCCAGTGTGAAAGTGCTACATTTATCTGGGACGTAGTCCAAACCGGACTTACCGCGACATCCACCGGCCTTGTCTACCAGGCTACCGATGAAGACGGTACTGATGCAGCAGCCATAACAGCAACGTCAACAGTACTGTCAATGACCAGTAACATTACCGAAGCTACAGTCACGCCGTCAATATCTGCAGGCGAAACCAATGCAAGCGTGACGATAAATGATTTGACGTTTACCGTTCTTTCAGCTGGCTCTACAGCCGTCGTTGCAAGCAGGTATGTTGTAGGCAACACAGCTAACGTATCAACAACAATTACAAACCTTGCAGCGGCAATTAATGATGTTGGCTATGGTGTTCCTGGCGTCAGAGCGGTTGCCGGTTCAGCAGCGTTGACGCTGAAGAGGGACGAGGGCTCAAACGCTAATGCACCAATAGACTATTCCGGCATAGCTCTTACATCCAGCAACACTACTGATTTGACTTGCGCGGGCGTCCACATGCAGGGGATAATCGAAATTCAGGCCAACAAACTGACATTAAGTTCCAACTTTACCCATGTTGCACTGAATGTCATCAATGTTTCGGCCAACTACACCTCAGCGGTCATAATCCGGAAAGCACAGTATAGAGAGCCTGCACCGCCATGCCCCAGAACGCAGGTATAAAAAAATAAGGCAGGAGGGGGAGAAATCCCCTTCCCAGCCGATTTGGAGGATGTATTATGGAGAAGTTTACAATAAGCATAGAAGCAGAAAACGGACATGCAAAGGTTGACTTTGCACTTAACGGACAGCCTGTCAAAGGCCTGTTCGCAGTACAATTTTTAGCTAATACCAGGAGCGGCGATTTTTCGCTGGTGGGAAGCCGTTTCAAGCTTAATGATACCGGCAATTTTTACGTTGACCCCGAAACAAAGGACACTGCAATAGAAGGCTTTAATCTTTTAACTCTTCTGGAAGAAGGGGCTCCGGCAGAGGAGCAGATAAAACAGATCAGCGCGGAGCTTGACCAGGCAATGCAGAACATTAAAGATACCTCTACCTTAAGGGCAAGAAATCTGATAGCGGAAAGGTTGAATTAATATGGCGCTAAATCTTGTAACCGGCGTCATAACCGAGCCGGTAAGTTTACTGGAAGCAAAAGAGCATATCAAGCTTGACTCCACATCCTTTGTGGATAACATAGAAACCGTCACAAGCATATCGGGCGGCTATCATGCTACTGCAATTTACACCGGCGCAAGCACCGACGTAAGCGGAACAAATGCGGTTATGCTGCTGGCATCCTTTTCAAACTCCGCGGGCGGCACGGTCGATCTTGACATATATGAATCGGACGACGACGCCGTTTTTACCCTGTGGACTGCCGGCAGTACTTTTGCACAGGTCACTACGGCCAACGACACCGCAAATTATGAGGTTGCCTATACCGGAAGCAAGCAATATATTCGGGCTTATGCCACTATCACCGGAGCTGAATGTAATTTTGCCGTAATGGTTGTAAAAGGAACACCTGCAAGCTCTGAGGATGATTATATTGAAGGCCTTATAACTACAGCCCGCGAATACTGCGAGGACTACCAGCACCGCGCACTTGCAACGCAAACATGGGAGTTGGTACTGGACAAGTTTCCGGCAAATAAAGACTATATTGAGCTACCGCTTCCCCCTCTTAAGTCAGTTACAAGCGTAAAGTATATCGATTATGCCGGAGTTTCAGCTACAATGACGGCGGGACTTTCAGGATATCTTGTGAATACCGATAATGAACCCGGGCAGGTTCGCTTGGCATACTGCATTAACTGGCCTACTTTCACCGAGTACCCTTTTGGAGCTGTCCATATTCAATTTGTTGCGGGATTCACCGGTATTGCTCCGGACGTAATAGCATACAAGACAAAACAGGCAATGTACATGCTGATAAGCTATATGTATGAAAACCGGCTGCCTTCAGCAAAAGACATTGACCAGGAATTTAAAAGGTCAGTTGAATCTCTGCTCGACGGTAATATAATTTATACACTTTAGGAGGCTGCTATGAACCCTGGAATACTCAGAAGCAAAATCATAATCGAAGATAAAGCAATTGCAGACAACGGCTTCGGCGGCCATACCGAAACATGGTCAACACTTGCCACTGTGTGGGCTAAGGTAGAGCACCTTTCCGGACGCGAATTGCAAATGGCTCAGCAGATCAGTCCGAATATTACTTATGAAATTACCATCCGCTACCGGGGCGACATAACCACCAACTACAGGATAAATTATAACGGACAGTATTTTAACATCTGGGACATAAAAGATTTGGACAACATGCACAGATGGCTTTTCCTGAAATGCGAGGTGCGTGAGAGTGAGCAACGATAATAAAAATTATAAGAGCAATATAAAAAATGTTAAAAATGCACTAACTGCATGTGAAATGGCGGCTTTCAAAGAAATCGGAAAATACCTGAGGACAGAAGTCAGGAAAAATATTACCAATAGTGTGGTAACACGAACCTATAAAAAAAAGGACGGCACATTGGTAAAAATACGACCCGGAAGGTTAAAGCGCAGTATAGGTTTTGGCATAATGAGAAAGTTCAAATATTTGCAAATCGGCAGCAAGGCGTTTTATGCTCCAATGATAGAGCTGGGAACACAAAATATATCGCCGGATAGTTTTCTTGAAAAAACGGTAAAGGGAAATATAGACCACATCCGACTGATTGCAGGAAAACATATCAAGGAAATTGAGAAGGAGAATATCGACATAGGACTTTTGGGCGGCGGCTTAATTGATAGCGACACTATACAGGAGATTTCGGAATGAATACGATTGAGCTTAAAAAAATGATAACTGTTTTCTTAAAGACAAAAACTTCCAGGGCTTACGCGTATGACGCGGTACCTGATAATGCCGCGCTGCCTTATACTACATATCATTTGACAAGCAGCTTCACCGACGAAAACCAGAAGCTTGAAGTATTTACCCTGCTTGTGGACAACTGGGATAACAATTCGGACACTACCGCACTCGATACAGTTACCGGCAGCATTGACGGCAACGGCGATAAAGTATTGGCGACCGGATTGCACAACAAAAAGTACTTTGTAAGCGGTACATTGCAGGCATGTTTTTACAGGGAATACCGGCTTGAAATAGAAGATGATGATCCAAATATCAGACGCAGGCAACTAAAGTATACGGTACAGGCTTATTTAAATTGAGGAGGATGAAAAGTATGGATTACATTGAACTGAAAAATTTAGGTATGACAAAAGGAATGCTAATAACTACTTTTAAAAACGATGAACAGGCAGATAAGCGAATTACAGAAGTGCCAGCCGGAGATGTATTGGATATGGATGAAGTTATTGAAATGGTGAAAAGTACAAGCCTGCATTATGGAATAAACATCATTGTATATGACCCGTGGAACACTCAAGTAATTGCGGATGAACTTAAAGGTTTGGGATTCGATATTGTTCAAAAAAGAAATGTAAAAGGTAAACCTGTTATTGATTTTAAGACAACAGCAAAAAAACTCAAAAAAGTTGCACTTGTCGGATATGCCCCGAGCTGGAAGGATGCTCCGTATAACGACCCGGATATTGAGATCTGGATTATGAACGATATGTACGATTTTGCTCCCAGGTGGGACAGGCTTTTTGATATCCACATGATTGATGAAATTAAGACCCGCAAAAGCAGGGGCGAAGGAAACCAGTCTCATTACGAAATGCTGAAAACGCTGGAGAAGCCTATATACATGCAGCAGCATTTTGAAGAGATACCGCTAAGCGTCGAATTTCCTTTGGCGCCTATTATTGAAGAGTATTGGACTCCTGCTATGGGCGATAAGATTTTTCTGACCTGCAGCGTAGCTCACATGCTGGCGTTGGCAATTTATGAGGAGTATGACGAAATCCAGCTGTACGGCATACATGAGGCCGTAGATGATGAATACTCCTGTGAAATGCCGTCTGTACTGTACTGGCTCGGCGTGGCTTATGGTAAAGGAATAACAATAAAAATATCGCTAGATAGTCCTTTGCTTAAAGGATATTTTGTTTACGGCTATGAGGATCAAAAAGATGCTTTATTTCATAAGCAGCTGCAGTATGACATAGACCGTACAAAAAAGATACAGGAAGAAGCTATAAAAAAGCAGCAGTTTTACCATGACGAGGAATGTAAATGCATCGGAGCAATGGCGATGCTTGAGCATATAAAAAAATTAACATCAGAAATATGAAAGGAGTTGATTTGAATGGCAGTACCAAACGATATCATTCTTGGTGATGGCGTATTTTCAATAGGCCAAACTACCTCCGCAATGGTTGATATAGCCTTGACCCGGGGCGGCGGAGTATTTAACATTGAAAGGGAATACAGAAGAATTGAAGCTGACGGCGACTATGGAACTGTAAAGAACAGGGTAAGAGTTACCAAAGAAGTTGCAAAATTGAGCATGAAAAATCTTGAACTTATACCCTACAGGATGGATGAATATTATCCGTCAATGTCAGCCAGCGCCACAACCGACATAACCGCCGGCGTGACATGCACATTGACCGGTAATCCGTTATCCAGCAACATCACATCTTCGGACTATTCGTTTGTGACCTGGACAGGCTACACAAAAGGTGGGACAAGGACATATATTGAGCTGCAGAATGCCATCAATCTGGAGAACATAAGCTGGCCCCTTGTGGATAAAGATGAAGTTGTCGCTGAACTGAATTTTGAAGCGGCATATGCATCTACTCAGCGGACAACGCCGCCATGGAAAGTTGTGTTTACATCGACATCCTCCTAACTTTGGGAGGGGTTGCTCCCTCCTACTTTTTTTAATTTAGCGAGGATATTATGAGGAGGGTATTATGGATATAAATTTAAGAAAATTTGAATTCGGGGATTTGCCGAAGCTTTCAAAAATACTAAAAAAAATGGAAATTAAGGACGAGCTTAAAAAGTTGTTTTCCATGCCCGGAGTCAGCTCAAAAGATTCGAAGGAAGAAAAGGAACGTAAAGAAAAACTTTCCGAAGAAATGGGCGCTGATTTTGGAGCTACTGCAATTGTAAATTTATACATGGCAGAGGTTGAAATATATGAATTTATTGCCGGACTGTCCGGCCTGACTGTCAGTGATGTTAAAAAAATGGGAATTGACGAAATGGTCAATCTATTTAAAGAGTTCGGGAAAAGTGCAGGTACCTTGGTAAGTTTTTTCAAGGCGGCGGTGAAATAGATGAAATCGAGATGTACGATTTGCTGTTGAGCCGGTATCACAATATTGATTTTGTCATGCATTTAGATCTGATTGACGGACTTAAATTATATGCAAAAGCCCGGGAAGAAAAGCAGAAAGAAAGGCTGTATCAAGCGTGGGTATCGCTGTACCCGCATTTTAGAGAAGATACCTTTATATCATGGGAAGATTACAGGGATAGACATATACATATGCCAGCAACTGCGGCTACAACTGCCATAATAAAATCCGCTGAGCAGCTGATAGCGGAAGCGGCAGACATAAGACGGCAGATAGAAGGGAGGTAATTCCAATCGAGATATTTAAGCTGTTCGGATCCATCTTCCTGAAAGATGATGATGTAAATAAAAAACTTGATGATGTGGATAAAAAAGCCGGTAATGTCGGTAAAAAAATCGGAGCAATGGGCGATTCTTTTATTAAAGTTGGAAACATAATGGCTAATGCCGGTAAAGTAATGACCACAGCGATTACCCTCCCAATAATAGCAATAGGAGCTGCTACAGGCAAGCTTGCCATGGAAGCTATTGAATCAGAAAACCTGTTTGAAGTTTCCATGGAGGATATGGCCGGGGCAGCTAGAAAATGGTCTGAAGATCTTCGCGCCAATCTTGGATTAAACGAGTATGAAGTTAGAAAAAATGTAGCAACTTTTAACGTTATGTTTGATTCAATGGGCATGGGAACAAAAGCATCCTATGATATGGCAACCGGACTAACCCAATTATCATACGATATGGCGTCCTTCTACAATTTAAAGCCGGAAGAAGCCTTCCAGAAATTACAATCCGGTATATCAGGAGAAATTGAGCCTCTTAAAAGATTAGGTATTGTTGTAAATGAAACCACAGTTAAGGCTTACGCCTTTAAGAACGGCATTGCGAAACAAGGACAGGAATTAAATGAGCAGCAAAAAGTCCTTGCAAGATATGGCGTTATCATGGAAGCGACCAGCAAGGCTCAGGGCGATATGGCAAGAACTATAGATAGTCCGACCAATCAGCTGAGAATCATGAAAGAACAGGCTAAGCAATTAGGTATAGAGTTTGGAATGTCGCTTATACCCGTTATTCAGCAGGCTATTATTGCAATAAAACCAATGGTAGAAATAGTCAAAAATTTAGTTCAGAAATTTAAAGATCTGAGCCCGGAAACGCAACAAACTATAATAAAAATTTTCCTTTTGGCCGCTGCAATAGGCCCTATAATATTGATTGTCGGAAAAGTAATAACTGGTATCGGAACTCTTGTTAAGGCTTTTGGCGCGGTTAAAGCGGCTATGGCAGCATTTTCAGTCGCAACCGGAGCAACAAGTATAGGTATCATTGCTATTATAGCCGCTGTGGCCGCACTGGCTGCCGGGGCTTATCTGCTTATAAAAAACTGGGATAAGGTTCCTCCGTTTTTTACCGCATTATGGACTGTTATTAAAAATGCATTTTTTACAGCCATGACCGGCATAAATTTAGCTTTTAAAGCAACCGGCCTGGGAATTACAAAAGTATTGGACTTTGTTGTAGGCGGTGTTGCAGGTGTTTTAAGCGGATTGATGGGAATGCTTTCAAAAATTCCATTTATCGGCGATGCTTTTAAGGGTGTCCAGGAAAAAGTTGACGGATTTCGCAAAAGTTTAAAAAACATGGTGACCAATGCCGAAAAAGACCTTTCCGACGCAAAATCATATGTGTCCATAATGGCAAACGAAACCAAAGAAGCCTGGGGCACAATGGCTCAGGCAGCCGGTGAACTTGGAAAAGGCATGGGCAGCACAATAAAAGATACCGTCAACGGAGTAAAAAACTTATTTTCCGGTGGAGCATCCGATATAAAAGCCACAGCTCCGGATTATGTTACCGCCGGTGAGGTTGTAGCAGATGCATTAGCTGACGGAATAGAACTTGAAGCTGAAAAATCCGCTGAAGAGCTTGAAAAAATAGCCAAAGATGCGCTTGACCAGCAAATCAAAGACTTGGATTCCTTTGGCTCCGCTATAACCAAAGCTCTCCGCAAGCGGTATGATGCTCAGGAGAAAATTGAAACAAATGCCATTGATGACAGCCTTGACAGGGAAAAGGCCGCGCATGACAAAAAGCTTAAGCTTTACGACGCTGAATATAAAGCAAAGCTAAAAGCCCTGAACGCCGGTACTGAATCCGCTGTAGCTAAACTGCAAGCTGAAATTGACGCCATAAACAATATGACTGACGCCGAAGAGAGAGCAATGGCTGAGCAGGAATACCAGCAAAAAATAGCTGACCTGAGAGAACAGATTTTGCAGGCGGCAAGCAATGAAGATAAGATAAGCCTTCAGGAAGAGCTTGACAAAGAGATTGCAGATCATGAGCGCGACGCATTGCTGGAAAGCAGACAATTACAAATAGAACAGCTTGAGCAGCAGATGGAAGCTATACGCGAGCAAGCCGACAATGATGAAGAAGCCTTAAGCGATGAATATGACCGCAAAAAAGAAGCCGCTCAGAATGAATACGATTTGTTGATTGAAGGCCTGAATAATGAAAAGAGTGCTATGCAGGCACATTACCAGGCATTGGCGGAAGAGGAAGCTTTGCAGGCTGAGGCCAGAAAACTTGTGATAGAAAAAGACCAGGATGAAATAATAGAGCTTTTAAACACCTTTGCTCCCGGTTGGCAGGATGCCGGACTGAGCTTCGGGGAAAGCTTGATAAAAGGATTAAACAGCGCAAAGCAAAGCGTCAAATCAGCTGTGTCGGCTCTTTTAGGAACCGTACCGGGAGGAGGCGGCGAAGAAAGCGGCTCCGGAGACGGTGGAACTACACCAACTGTTAGCGCTAATTATCTTCAGGAGCTTGAAGACCTTGACAGGGAAATGGCTCGTAAAATAATAGCCGGCTCAATTACCTATGAAGAGGCCAGGGATATAATAAACAAATTTAAGCGCGACAATGGCTATGCGGGAGGCACAAATAATGCTTCTCCGGGACTTCATCTTGTCGGTGAGCGCGGCCCCGAGCTTGTGGACTTCCACGGAGGGGAGAAGGTTATCCCCAATAATAAGCTGGGAGGAACGGTAATAAATCTTAACGTCAAAGCAGATAACCCTTCCGACATGCGTCAGGCTCAGAAATACGGCGAAGCTATTGTCGATTTTCTCCGTGTAAAGGGGGTGAATCCTGCATGAGAAGCTTTGAGATTAACGGCACCATTGTTTTAGTAGCCAAAGACTGGCACATATCCGATGTTATCAATTCCCGCTCAGTATTTGACGGCACTATTGTTGACGAGCTGAGCCTGTCAGCTGTACTTACAGGGCAGGAGCTAAAAGTATACACTGATGAACTTTTGGGTAACGCCCGGGACATCGGCGATGGGACTTTCAGCAGGACATCAAACGCCACTATGCAGGACGGTACAGGCGTGACCGCAAATGTGACCCGCTATGAAACCGGTCAATTTGGGCAGGCCGTCATGATCGAGGAAGGTACAACAAATATATGTCCTCAACCAACTGCAGTAGGTGATTCATTATGGACAAAAGAAACATTTGTTGGAACCATTGATTTAAATGACGCTTTAGCACCTGATGGAAACACGACAGCAAGCCATATTAATCGCACTAGCGGATATGTCTATTATGCCAAAGCAGATTGCGTGGTTGGGACATCATATACATTTTCAATATGGCTGAAAAGTGCGACAGGAGCAAATCAGAACAACGACATAAGTATCTATTGCTATAACACGGCTAGAAGAGTTACGTGCTCAGATATAAGCGTCACGTCCTCATGGAAACGATTCGCAGTAACATTCACTTGCGAAGCTACTGAAATAGCTTTGGCATTCACTATTTTCAATTCTTATAGTACCGACGTTTATGTTTGGGGAGCACAAATAGAAGCTAAATCTTATGTCACTTCTTTCATTGAAACTACACGGGCGGCAGAAACGCTGACGATACCGACGGCGGGGGTGTTGAGTGCAGATGAGGGGACGGTGGAATTTTTCTTTAAACCTTTGTCGGGGTTTTTTGACAGTAATGTTGGTGGTGATGGCTTTAATAGAATAATAGGTCATTCATCAAATATAAATACTAATGAATTGCAGTTATGCAATGAGGCGAGTTCAGACAAATTACTATTTGCAATATCTAATAGCGGCGGTGAGTGGGCTGGTGGTTCGGCTTATAGTTGCATATCTACTACGGTGCTGGCATTAGACACCTGGTATCACATTGCTGCTAGATGGTCTCAAACAGCGGGTACTTTTTCTATTTTTGTCAACGGTGTAAAAGAGGATGAAGCAACTTATGATAAATTTCCAACTATATCAAACCCTCTTTACATAGGCTCCCATCAACAAGTTGTCGAAAGAAAAGGGAATATACTCATAGACGACCTTCGTATTTCCAACATAGCGCGGGATGATGCGGAGATACTTGACAGCTACAGCACCGGCGCAGCTCTTCCGGTTGACGCCTACACCACGGCTAAATTAGCCTTTGACCAAACGCTTGAGATATTCGCAAGGCCGGTTATCTTCGCCGGCACAATCGACGCTCCTGAGGCAGTTGAAAGCGACCCAGGCTATCTGTACTATCCCATTACCGCCGTCGACTATAACCAGATTGCGGATAAACGGCTTTACGCGGCATCGCATGAAAGCACTTTGGCCGGTAACATTGTGTCGGCCATAATCTCAGCGAAGCTTTCAGAAGAAGGAATAACCGCCGGCAGCATAGAAGACGGTCCGGTAATAGCTAAGGCGAACTTCAATTACAAAAAATGCTCTGAAAGTCTGGACTATCTGAAGGACGTCACCGGCATGAACTGGAACATTGACTCTGAAAAGCAGCTGAATTTTTTCAGCAACTCCACCAATTTGGCGCCCTGGATTCTCAGCGATTCAGTCCAGCATGCAAATTTCAGAGTAAAAAGAAACCGAAGTCAGTACCGGAATGTACAATACGTGCGCGCAGGTACCGGAAAGACGACGGAGCAGTCGCTGGAAAAGCCTTCTCCGGCTCCGGACGGTTCTTCAAAAAGTTTTATTCTCCGCTTCCCTGTAGCAGAAAAGCCTGTTGTATATGTGAATTCCACAGCGGTATTGTCGGCCAACGTCGGAGTAAACGGCCTCGATGTAAATAAGTCCTGGTATTTTTCGTATAATAGCAATATCATTTCTCAGGACAGCAGCACAGCGGTATTGACCTCCGGCGCGACGCTTGAAATTACATATACCGGACTGTATCCGATTCTGCCGCGTATTGATGATCCGGCGCAAATAGCTGAAAGGGCTGCAATCGAAACCGGCACATCCGGAATATATGAAAACCTGCAGACGGAAAAATCCATTAACGAACGCAACCAGGCGTTTGAATATGCGGAAGGGCTGATTCTAAAATACGGCATCATTCCGTCTGTGGTAACATTTGATACCGAAGTCCCCGGGCTAAAGGCCGGGCAGCTGCTTCCCATACAAAAAACCTTATTCGGTATCAACTCAAGTTTTCTCATTGAGTCTGTGGACATATCAGCGGCGGATGCCGGCAAAATCAATTATTCTGTAAAATGCCTGGACGGTTCCGCAATAGGTGGATGGGAGCGGTTCTTTGTGGATTTGATAGGAAAAACAAAAGAATATGTTATTTCGGAAAATGAGGTTATTGCGCTGTTAAACGTGCAGACAGAGACGTTGGATATAGGGAGTAGTACAACGATAAACATATACAATCCTTTAAATTACGGCACAAGTTGGAGCCTGATACAGCAGCTAGACAGCGAATTTGCAGTATATTCACTTGTTTATCTTGGCAGCGGTGTCGTTCTGGCAGGGACGGGTGCAGGAGGCAAAATATATAAAAGCACCGATTCAGGTGACAGCTGGAGTTTGATAGGACAACTCGGGGCAGCGGACAACGTGGAAGCTCTTGTTTATCTTGGCAATGGCGTTGTGCTTGCTGGTACAACGTCTACAGGTCAAGTCTACAAAAGCACCGATTCAGGCGATAGTTGGAGTTTGATACAGCAGCTGGGAAGCGACACGTATTTGACTTCTCTTTGTTATCTTGATAGTGGAATAGTATTGGCTGGAATGACCAGCGGCCTCGGTAATATATACAAAAGCACTGATTACGGCGACAGTTGGAGTCTAATTGGACGACTCGACAGCGAGACAAGAGTTTATTCCCTCTGCTCCCTCGGTAGCGGCGTTGTATTGGCAGGGACATATCCTCATGGCTACGTCTACAAAAGCACCGATTCTGGTGACAGCTGGAGTTTGATACAGCGGTTAGGCAGTGAGTATCATGCATATTCACTTGTTTATCTTGGCAATGGCGTTGTGCTTGCTGGTACAGCGGCTTCAGGTCAAATCTACAAAAGCACCGATTCAGGCGATAGTTGGAGTTATGTACAGGATTTAGGAAGCGAAGTATATCTGACCTTCCTTTGTTATCTTAGCAGCGGAATAGTATTGGCTGGATGTTATGATACTGGAAATATATATAAATCAACAGATAGCGGTGATAGCTGGAGTTTAGTTCAGCAACTGGGTAGCGAAGATTTCATACATTGTCTTGCGTACCTTGGCAATGGCGTTGTGCTTGCTGGAACGAGCGCTACAGGTCAAATCTACAAAAGCACAACCACACCCACATCGACGGAGGTTGTATATGATTAACGAAAAAACGCTATATGACGGAGTTTTT